GTAACTTTGTTTAAAATTGCTTTTTTACCTCGTTTTAAACGTATATATTTGTATATGTAAATAAAACAATAAAGATGGCAACAAAAGTAGCGACAACACTAACTATAGATACAGAAATTAAAATGATGTTTAAAATAGAGTGTGTAAAAAATGAAGTGGAAATGAGTGAGACCGTAGAGGGAATGATGCGTGACTATATAACTATTAGCAAAAAAATGTGGAACGAAAGAAACAATAAGAATGGCTAATGATGAAAACGAAGACTTATTTAAAGAAGCTAAAGAGTATTCTATAAATGAAGAATTAAAAAACAAAATGGAGTCTAGAATAGCTAGTGTTCCAGATAAAGAAAAAAATAAATTATTAACTGTAATAAAAGAAAGAGTTGAAGAAGGAGAGACTCAATGGGATTTATTAAAGAAAATGATTGATGGTTCTTTAACTGAAAGATTTATAAGAGTCATAAGCGAAATGCCTGATAAAGATTTTGCTAGAAATTACATAAAGCTTTTAGAACATTTTAAACCTAAAATAACTAGAGTTGAAGAAGGAGATACCGAAACACCTGACAATATTATAAACATTCAAACAGTTATAATAAATGCTAAAGGTGAAAAAGAAATAATAAAATTAGAAGATATACCTAAACAATTAAAACAATAATATGGCAACTAAAAAATCAGAAGATGCAATACAAGCCGAATGTTACATGTGGTTTAATAACACTCATAAAGATTTAAGAGGTTTATTATTTGCTGTTCCAAACGGTGGAGCTAGGTCTGCTTTACAAGGCAAGATATTTAAAATGACTGGTGTAGTAGCTGGTGTTTCTGATATGCTATTTATGTATAAAGGTAATACATTTTGTTTTGAGTTAAAAACAAATACTGGAACTCAGTCAGAAAAACAGCAAGATTGGGAGAAAAAAGTTTCTAAACATGGATTTCAGTATTTTATAATAAGAGATTTATCAACATTTTCACAAATAGTTAATTCAATAATAAAACAATACTAATAAAATGGCAAAAAAAGTAGAAACACTTAAAATAGATAAGTCTTTTAAAGAATATTTAGAAGATTGTTCAAAAAAAGACCTAATAACAATTATAATTGGTGATGAAAAAACACCTCCTATTATAACTATAAACGAACCATTAATAAGTAGGCCACAGTTAATATGGGCATTTTTAAAATATAATAAAGCATTTTTAAATAACCCAGATAAATTTGAAGACATAGAAGATGAGTTTCATCGCGCTGAAGACAAAGCTGATTATATCATGGAAATAGTAAATGGTCTTAATTGGAATAATTTTTATAATTACGACTGGATTAGATTTGATATAAGAAAACCTGGGTTTAAATATTTTATTGGTTTATTAGTAACTAGTGTAATAGGTATAATATCTATTATAAGTTTTATAATTAATTTGTTTTAAATGAATTTACAAGTAAGCGAAACATTTATATTCACTTCCGAAGTATATTACAATCAAAGATACAGGCAGATAGTTTCAATGGGTGGCTCAAGGTCATCTAAAACTTATTCTATATTACAGATACTCATGACTGAGTTGATGAAAAAAAGAAGAATAAAAATAACTGTATGGAGAGACACTAAAGTTACATGTAGAGCTACAGTAATGGAGGACTTCAAGAAAATAATAATGTTCGATGAAAAAGTATATTTAGATTTTAAAGAAAACAAACAGCAGGGAAAATTTACTTATAAAAAAACAGGTTCAGAAATATTATTTGAAGGAGCTGATAGTATAGGTAAAGTTTTAGGTGGTGCTCAAGATATATCATATTTCAACGAAGTTACTGAGTTCTCAAAAGACGTTTACTTACAGATAACGCAAAGAACAGCAGATAAAGTAATATGTGATTACAACCCTTCTAAAGACTTTTGGTTAGAGAACTATAGAAATGACCCAGATACTGTTTTTATACATTCAACATTTAAAAATAACGCTTTTTGTCCTAGAAATATTGTTAAGCAATTATTATCATACGAACCGTGGTTACCAGATAGTTATGAAATAAGAGGTTCCGAAGTATTTTATAAAGATGAGCCTATATCAATAGAAAATCAACCACCTCCGCATCCTCTTAATGTTAAACGTAAAACAGCTAATCAGTATATGTGGTTAGTATATGGTTTAGGTTTAGGTTCTGAAAAACCAAATAGAATATATAGAGGCTGGACAGGCATAACTAAAGAAGACTTTAACGAATTAGATTATACAAGTTATTTTGGTCTTGATTTCGGAACATCAAATCCAACTGCTATTGTAGAAGTTAAATACGATGGTAATGGAGCTTTTTATGTTTATCCTAGATTTTATCAGGCGTTAACAAGCTTAGATGATTCGTTACCTACTGTAGTATCTAGAATAGATTCAATTAAAAAAGGAGAAAGTCTTATAGTTTGTGATTCAGCTAAAAGCTCTTATATAGATATATTAGCAACTGCTGGTCAATTAGCTGTAGGAGCTTTTAAAGGTCCAGGTTCTGTAGAATCAGGTATTTCAATTACTCAAGGTTTCTCTATATACTATGTTTTAGACGAAAAATTTGCTTCAGAATATGCTAATTACTCATGGCATATAGATAGATACGGTAAATCAACTGACCAACCTGTTAAAAGTGATGACCACTACATGGATGCTTTACGTTATATAATAACTTATCTTGTTAAGTATTTAAACATAAAAGTATAAGTGTCAATACTGAAAATTGAGTAAAAGAAAAAAAATACAAAATAAGTTGAAAATAGTTTGAAAAAAGTTTTTTTATGTCTTTATAATTTATTATATTTGTTACTATGAAGTTAAGCCTTCCAAAAATAACGTGGCCATCCTGGACTAGAAATGAAAGTGGAGAAAACTTTTATGATATGACAGCGATAGGTGATTGGACGAGTTCTATGTCAAACTTAGAGTTAGCACAGAAGCATCCAATTTTAACACCAGCCATATTATTCGTATCGAAATTATTTTCGCAAGCTGAGTTTTCTGTTGTTAGAAATTCAACAGGAAAAGAAATAGCAGAACATGATTTATTAAAGATATTAAGAAAACCTAACAACTATCAAACAAGAGAAGACTTTTTAGAGACTTTAATGTTTATAATGATAGCTCAAGGTGTAGCTGTAGTTTATAGTAAAAAAATAATAGGTTTTGATAATCCAGAATCTTTATTTGTATTAAATTACGATTTAATAGAATGGCCATCAGGTTTTAATGAAGAATCATTTAGAAGCAATAAAGCTTCTATAATGGAAAATAAAATAATCTACGATAAAGACGGCGAAAATATTAGTATAAAGATAAAAGACTTATTGTTCTTTTACGATTTACCTAATATGATGCATAAAAATCCGTTTAAGGTTGTTAGTAGGATAGAAGGCTTAAGACAAACACTTATTAACACGCTTGATAGTATGGTTGCTAAAAACATCATATTAAAAAGTAATGGTAAGGAATTAATAACTGGTAAAAAAGAAAGTTTTCCATTAGGTGTAGCTGAAAAAAGAGACATTGAAAACATTTTTAATTCGAAGTTGGGTTTGTCATTCTCTAGAAAAAGAGGCGTTGTAACACAAGCTGATTTAACTTGGAAATCTATGCATATAGCATTAAGAGATTTAGGGTTAGATGAAAGTGTTAAAGTTGATGGTAATTTAATTTACACAGCATTACATATACCTAAAGATATTTTGTCTCTAGAAGCTAAAAAGACAACTTACAATAACTTTAAAGAATCAATGGTATCTTATGTACAAAATGAGATGCAGTCGTCTTTAAATAGTGCAGTAGCAGTTTTTAATAGAGATTTAGATTTAAAGTACACTTTAAAAGGCAGTTTTGAACACTTGCCAATAATGCAATTTATCTTAAAAGAAAGATATGAAGTTATAACTTTAAAAGCTGGTGCATTAAAAGCTTTATTATTAGTTGGTGTGCCTGAAGAAGATGCTTTAAGAATATGTGGATTTGATTCAACCATGCAATTAAATGAATTAAAATTAGAAAACAATGGAAATGAACAAGGAAAGCAAACAGAATCGCAACCCCCAACTTCATAAAAAGTTGTCTGAAAGTGAAGCTAAAGATTTAAAAAATCTAAGCATAAAAAAGGACTTAGAGAAATCTAGTGGCAAATTAATAACAAAATAACATGGATTTAGAAATACCAGTTTTTAAAACAGACAAAGAATTATTTGACTATCTTGTAGAGAAAGAAGACGAAATAATTTATGCTAAGAAGCAATCTTTTAAGAAAGCAGATGGATTTATGTTTATGCCTGTAGCCACTAAGTCTTTTGGTTTAGCTAGCAAAGCTGTTGACTTATTGAAACAAGAATCTTTTAAAGCTAATTTAGTTATTAATACGACTAATTTATTAGATTCGCATGGTGATGTTCATATTAAAGGTTTATGGGATAAATCTTTAAAAGAGAATAAAAACTTAAAGCATTTAAGAGAGCACAGAATGGCTTTTGACAGCATAATAGCTGATAAAAATGATTTAGATGTTTATGTTAAAGATTACTTATGGAGAGAATTAGGTTACGAAGCAGAAGGTAAAACACAAGCTTTAGTTTTTAATTCTACTATTAAACGTGAGCGTAACGAGTATATGCACGAACAATATGCTAAAGGAAATGTTGACCAGCATTCTGTTGGTATGAGATACGTTAAAATAGTAACGTGTATTAATGATGAAGATTACGGCGCTCAATTTGAAGCATGGGAAAAATATGCTCCAATGGTTGCTAATAAATCTGAACTAGAAGCTAGAAAATGGTTTTGGGCTATTACTGAAGCTAAAGCAATAGAAGGTTCAGCAGTTCCAATGGGTAGTAATTTTGTTACTCCAACAATATCAATTAAACAAGAGACTAAAAATACTCTTGCAGAAAATAAAGAATTAATAGCAATTAAAAACTGGTTGTCTATTAAGTAGCCGCTAAAGCACTACATGATTGAATTAAAGCCGTCTTGAGACACTTTAAAGGTTTAACTAAAAATTAATTATTAATAGAAATTTTAACAAAATGGATGAAGAAGTAAAAAAAATCCAAGAAGGTTTAGAAGCTAAATTTGCTCTTGTTCAAAAAAATCTACAAGATTTACAAGAAGTAAGCGCATCTAAAGAAAAGCTTGAAGAAGCCATTAAAGCAGTTAAGACTCAAGGTACAGCTTTGCAGGACTTTATTGATGGCCAACAAAAAGCTAAATTAGAAACTTTAGAACAAAAGTTTTCAGCTTTCTTAAAAGAAAACAAAGAAAAAATCAAGGAGATTCACAAGAATGGTTCTGGAGAAATTGTTTTCGATCCTTTTACAGATAAAGCTGTAGGGACAATCACAACTGGTAGCGGAACAGATGCAGAAACTGTACCTGTTGTACGTGGAGCTAACTTAGGTTCTTTTAACTTAAGAAATGACAATGACTTATTAAGTCTTTGCACAACATCATCAACTAGTGAGCCATCTGCTAGTTATACAGAAATGATTCCAAAAGAAGGCGGTTATGCATTTGTAGCTGAAGGAGGAACTAAGCCTCAAGCTGATTTCAAATGGGAAACTAGATACCCTACTCCTAAAAAAGTAGCTGCTTACGAAATTTTAACTGAAGAAGCAGTAACTGACTATACTCGTTTAGAGTCTATAGCTAGAGAGTATCTTCAAAAGAAACATGACTTGTTTAAAGTAAATGCAGTTTTCTTTGCAGCAGGTACAGGTTCATTACCAACAGGAGCAACTGTTTACGGTAGAACTTTTGTTGCTGGAGATATGGCTGGAGAATTACCTAATGGCTCAACTAACATCATGGATGTTATTAATGCTGCTATTACGGATATTTACACTACTCAGAATTATACTGATGAGTCTCACTACATGCCAAACGTAGTAATGGTTAGTCCAATTGATTTCTTTTTAAAGTTTCAATCAGCTAAGGATGGTAATAACTTACCATTATATCCTCAAGCATCGTTATTTAACCAAGTTAATATTGGCGGTGTAACTATTAGACCTTGGGCTAAAATTCCAGCAGGTAAAGTATTTGTAGCTGACATGAGTAAGTATCATGTAGTAAACTATGTTCCTTTCAGTATTCGTATTGGATGGATAAACAGTCAGTTTATTACAAATGAATTTACAATGTTAGGTGAAAGTAGATTTTACCAATACGTTAAGAATTTAGACCAAAATGCTTTCATCTATGATGATATAGCAACAATTCAAGCAGCTATAGAAGCAGCTTAATAAAGTTTAATCAATTAAACAAATATATATATTATGGCAGAAAATGAAAAAAAAGCTAAAGAAGTTGAAACTGGATATGTAGTTTTAAAGTTCACTAAATCTTGGGGTACCAAAAAAACTGGTGATTTAGAAACATACCACATGTCAACAGCTAAAGCTCTTATAGCTAAAAAAGTAGCTGAAATCAAAGAAAAATTAGTAGAGTATTTTCCAGAAAATATTTCTAAATAATTTTTAGTTCTTAATACTTAAGTAAACATGATAACCAATAGAACATATTATAAAGGGGAAATATACATTCCAGAAGCTAAACCAAGTGCGTCAAACGCTTCTAGTTCAGCTATAGAGGAAGTTGAGTCTTTTATAAATGAATATGAAGAAGATTGTTTACTTAAGTGTCTTGGACCTAGTTTGTATAACGACTTAATCTTAAATATAGATGAAAGTCAAGAATCGCTAATAGATACTAACTCTGACCAGAAATGGGATGATTTAATGAATGGCAAAACTTATACAGACCCAGAAAATTCAAGCAGATTTAAAACTTGGAAAGGTTTAAGATTTAAGAGCCCTCTTAGTAATAGCGAATACAATAGAAGTTTATTAGCTTATTATGTTTATTATTTCTACGAGCAAAAACAGTACATTACAAATACTTTAACCGGGCATCAAATAGAAAGCTCTAAAAACGCAGTTTCTGTACCGCCTACAAATAAAGTAGTTTTTGCATGGAGAAAGTTTGTAACTCTTGTTCAAGGAGAAGAGACAACTAAAGAAATAGTAGTAAAAAGAGGCTTAGTTGGTATAGATTATTTTAACGACAGCAAATCTATAGTTACTCTTTATGATTTTATAAATGATTCAAATTTAATCAACGAAAATACTTACGCTGAGTTTCAGCCTATTGATTGGGAAATGATTAATAATTTTGGTTTATAATGGGAATTGTAAAAGAGATAATAGTTATAGAAGATAGGTTTAAAGAGGTTATTTCTTTTATACCTGGTATTGAAGTTGGGGGTGATACATTCCCAGTTACGTTTGGTTATGGAGACCCAAAAGAGCTTAACGCTTTTTTGAAAAGTAAGGAAAATGATGAATTTCATCCATATCCTTTAATATGGTTATTATACCCAGTAACTGAAGAGCATAGAAAAACAGAAGTAATTCTTAATAATGCTCAATTCATAATAGCTGTTGACACAAATAGTTCTATACTTAATGAAGAAAGATTAACTACAAGCTATAAAGAAGTTTTGTTTTTGATATACAATAACTTTATTTTAGCTATGAGTAAAAGTAATACTATAAATCTTAAAAGAGATGTAAAAGTTACTAAGTTTCCAAATTATAGTGGAGACGAAAAGACTTCAATGCATTTTACTACAGATGGATGGGATGCTTTAAAAGTAATTATTAACTGCAGAATAAATAATGTTTGTTTAAAAACAATAAAACTATGAGTACAGATAATAAAAAAGAAACATATTCTGGAATAGTGCAATCAGCTTTTGATGCTTGTACTAAGAAAAAGAAGTCTTATAAAGTAGGTGATAAGTTCACTACTTTAAGTAAAGAAGTCTTCCAGAATTTAACCGCTAAAAACAGAATTAAATAATGGATTTAGGAACAATTGCTAGTAAAAAGGCTTGTGGCGGGTCTGGAGACACTATTAATACAGGTAAACTTGGGTGTTTATCTTTATTTGGAACTCCAGCTCACGCTATAGGTTTAATAAAAGGTACAGAAATGCTTTCAACTGATGAATTCAATGATACATTTTTAAGACCTTTAGTACAGAAAGGTATAGCAGTACCTTTAATTGATGCTTCTAATTTTGAAGATTTATCAGGTGATGATAATTTCTCTACAAACGCGAAGACTATCAAAAGATTAAATGTTAAAGGATTACCTGAATACAAACTTTGGTTTGAAGAAGGTCATGAATTTTACAGAGAATTAGATAAGCTTGAATCTTTTAAAAGATTTGATTGGCTTATAGGTGATACCGAAGGAAACTGGATGATTGTAAGAAAATCAAATGGTAACTTTAAAGGTTTTACAGGAGGTCATGTTACGCCAGAGTTGACTAAGCGTCAAGTAGAAGGTGGAGACCCTGAAATGAAAGCTGTTTCTATGCAGTTTTTAGACCGTATGGAATGGGATAGAAATTACGAAATTCTTCACATTGAAGATTTGAGTATTACACCTCAAGAAGTACCTGTAATTAATGGAACAGAAATTTCATTTACTACTTTGCCTGCAAATACTGATACAACACTTGAAATTAAAGTAGTCTTAGCTTCGGACAGAAGCTCTTTAGTTGAAGGTTTAGACGATGTTGATTTTGTTGTAACAGTAAATTCAGCGAGTGCTACTATTAGTGGTGTTGTAGAAAATACTCCTGGTAATTACACTTTAACTTTAAGTTCAGCTGTAAGCACAGGTGAAAATGTTTTTGTAGAGCATTTCCACGGTGGAACAAATACTAAAGTAGCTGATTCAAACAACGTTTTATATAGAAACGTTTTAAGTAACAACGAGGTTGTCATCTAAGTTGTTTTTGATTAATTGTGAGAAGCGCTCTCGTTTGTAGGATTTCGGGAGCGTTTTTTAAATAAAAAATAATGAGCCTTCAAAAGTATCTTTTAGATTTATACGGTTTTGAGAAAAGTCTCCATGAGATAATAAGCGAAATAGTAAAAAAAAATGAATCTACAATAATAGGCTTAGTTAAAAATAGATTATATCAACACGGTGTTGATGGTACAGGCAATTTAATAGAGCCTGAATACAAAATTTCCACTGTACTAATGAAAAAAGAAGAGAACAAAAGAAGCGGTTTTGTTACTCTAAGAGACGAAGGTTTATTTTACGGTGGTTTCTACGTTGAAATGCAAGGTTACGACTTAATATTAAATTCTACAGATGGTAAAACATCATCACTTGTAAGTAAGTACGGTGAAGCTATATTACATTTTACTAAAGAAGAACAAGACTTTATTTTTCTAACAATGATAGAGCCTGGTATAGAAGATGTGATAAATTCATTAGAAAGAAATTCAGAATCAGCTAGTGGTGGTTTAGAAATGGATTTTTTTTAAACAAACAAACAAACAAACAAACAAACAAACAAACATGTTATTAGATAAAGTATACGCAGATTGCTCTGAGTTACCAATTTTTAATTTCTTCAAAATAATAGACGAAAATGATTACAAATATTTATTCAAAGAAAATATTGATAAAGTCTATATAGATGATTTTTTAAATCAAAAACTACACGCACATTTTAAGAAAATATTAGCTGAATATAATGGTTTAACTAAAAATGATAAACTAATAAAAGAATATCAAGCTAAATTTCATATTGATTTTTTAGAATTTAGATACAACATTACAAATAAATGTATATCATTATATATGCAAACTAACTCTTTTGAAGTTGTATTGTTACTAAAAGAACTAGGTTGGCAAATAAATTCAGCCAAAGATGTTATTAGTCAAGTATTAGTTATAAAAAAAAGATTATTAGGTATTAAAAATCAAATAAAAATAGCTAAATCAAACTTTGTAAATAAATACGGAAATAAAAAAAGCAAAACAGAAACTAGTACTGACGTTGAAAAAATGTGTATAAGCTTAGAGGTTGGAATACCGCTTAGTTATAAAATAAATATATACGAAGATAGTATAAAAAGATTTATTCACTACTCTAGTATCTTAGAGAGAAAAAATACAAAACAAAATGGCTAAATTAAGTTTAGACGCTCAAGAAGCTTTACAGGAGCTAAGAAATGTTATAGATGAAGTAAATAACATGAAAAAAGCATCTAAAAGCATGTCTCAAAGTACAGGTGAAAACTTCGAAAAATTAGAAAATGCTTTTTCAAACTTAAGAACAAAGATTAGCGATGTTGGTAATAAAATGAATTACCTAGAAGCTATACTAAAAAAAAATTCAGCAGAACTAACAGCTAATACAGCAGCTACTAATTCAAATACTAGTTCCAAAGCAAAAAATGCTAACACAACTACATCTTCAGCTAAAGCAACTCAATCAAGTACATCAGCTACTAATAAAGCTACTAAAGCTACATCAAATAATTCTAAAGCAGTTAGTAAAGGTACTTCTGAAAATAAAAAATTCACTTCATCTTTAAATGATATACTAAGAGCTTTTGGGGCAATATCAGCTGTTCAATTGTTTAAAGATTTACTTCAAAATGTTTATGAGACAACAAAACAATTTGATTCATTTTCTTTTGCTTTAGAAAAAATAACAGGAAGTTTAGAAGCAGCTAAAGATTCTGAAAGATTTTTAATAGCGTTAACAGAAGACTTTGGTGTTGAATTAGTTACTACAACAAATAGGTGGATTAAGTTTTTAGCAGCAGCTAACGAATCAGGTTTAGCTTTAAGAGATACTGAAAATATATTTAAGTCTATGACTAAAGCAGCTAGTGTTCTTGGTTTACAGACAGATGAATTACAAGGTGTTTATTTAGCTTTAGAACAAATGCTTTCTAAAGGTAAGGTTACTACAGAAGAGCTACGTAGACAATTAGGTGAAAGATTACCTGGTGCTATGGGTATAATGGCATCAGCTGTAGGTGTTACAATACCTAAGCTTGATGAAATGTTGAAAAAAGGAGAAGTTCTTTCAGCTGAAGTATTACCTAAATTTGCTCAAGCATTAGAAATTGCTTATGATATTCAAACAGTAGACAGAATTGATACAATAACAGCAGCTCAAAATAGATTAGGAGCATCATGGCAGGGTTTTATAAAAAACGTAACAGAAGGAGATAGTGTAATAAGAAAAACTTTTGGATTTTTATTAACTGTTCTTAACCAAGCTATAAAAGCAACAGATGAACTGTTTGCTGGTTATGGCCAAGATTTAGAAAAATCAATAGTAGCTAGTACAAGATTTATAGAAGATGGGCTTGATGAAGATGCTGAAAAAAAATTAGGCTTAGAAGGTATAAAGTTAAGAAGACAAATAGACGAAACAAAAATACAAATTGAACAAGCTACATCTAAAGAACTTCAAGATATAGCTGAACAAAACTTAGCTGACTTAATAACTAAGCTTAACAAGCATAATGAAGAAAAAATAGCTATAACAAAACAAACAGCTAAAGATGGTATAGTAGCAGCTAAAGAAGAGTATGATAGACAACAAAAAATATACGATAAAGCTCTAGAGGCTAAAAAAGAATTTGACGAAAAAACAAATACATCTTTTCTTGGGGGTAAAGTTAATCAAGATTTATTATCATTTTTAGGTATAAATAAAGCTAGTGAAGTTAAAGAAGCTTTTGAAGGTATAGAAGATGATTTAGCAGATGCTAAAGCTAGGTTTATTATATACAAAAAGCTTATACAAGAATCTAATGTTCAAGTTCCACCAAATGAAGAAGGAACTAAAAAAACACAAAGAAGATTAAGAAGGCTAAAAGATTATTATCTAGAGATAATGAATGAAATAGCTAAAAAAGGTTTAGAACATAACAATTTAATAGCTGATAATGAAGAACTTAATCTAGAGATAAGATTAGACGCTATAAGAAAAGCTGCTAATCAAGAAATATTAATAAAACAAAACTTATTTAAAATTTCAGAAAGAGACTCTAAAGCAAGAATGGAAAGTGAAGTTGCTTCTATTAATCAGTCAATGTTAAATGGCACTTTATCTTACGAAAAAGGAATACAAAGAATAAATGATTTAGAAGACGAAAGAAACGAGTATATTGAGCTTCAAAGAATAAAGTTATCTAATAGCTTAATAGATATAGAAGTTGATACAGGCAAAAAACTTGAATCTTTATCGCAAACTACATTAGAAAAATTAGCTTTAGATAAAACTCAAAATCTATATGATAAGAGAATAATAGCTATTAAAAAAGAATTTGAAGAATCAAATAAAACAGCTGAAGATAGAAAGCAACTAGAGAGAGAATTAGCTCAAGTAGCAATTGATTCTACGAATGCTATAATTGATACTAAAATAGAGTTAATAAAAGCAGAAATACTTTTAGCTAAAGTAATGGGTTCTGCTACAGATGAATACATAGATGATTTAAAAAGACAAGTAGATGCTTTAGAAGCTAGTAGACCAACAGCTCCTCCTGAAGACGAAGAAGACTGGGAAGCTTACTTTATTTTTATACTTGATTTAGCTAAAGAGTTTAATAAAGCTATAGGCGATTTAGTAGATAATTTATTTGAAAGAAGCATTGAAAACATAAATGCTGAAATAAAAGCTACTGAAGATAAATACGATAAATTAATAGCTTTAGCTGAAGGTGATGAAGAACAACAAGAAACATTGCGTCGCAATAGAGAAGCTAGGATAGAGAAGCTTGAAAAAGAAAGACTTAAAAAAGAACAGCAACAAGCTAAAGCTAGAAAAGCCTTTGCTGTAGCTGATGTAGCTATATCTACAGCTCAAGGTATAATGAGAGCATATAGTGACGCTGGGCCATTTGCTGGTAGTGGTTTTGCTATATTAATAGCGGCTTTAGGAGCAATACAAACAGCGGCTATATTAGCTGAGCCTATACCGCAGTATAAAGATGGTTTAGATAATGCTAGTAAAGACCATTTTGGTATGATTAATGATGGCGGCTATAAGGAGTACATTGAAAGAAATAATAAAATACTTTCAACAGATAAAAAGAACGCTGTAATACCTATTAAGAAAGGAGATACTATTTATAAGAACTATGATGACATGGTTTCTAGGTCTTCTTTATTTAAAATTAAAAACCAAAGAGCTAATGCTAGTTTTAATGAAAACAAACTAAGCAGCGCTATAACATCTTCTATAGATAAAGGTTTTGATAAAGTTAAAATAAGTAATAATATAAAGCTTAATAATAACGTCAGAAATGATAGTTATGAAAAGTCTTTATCTAAATGGAGTTAAATGTCTAATATTAGAGTAGAGCAATCTGATTACGTTTTATTTGTACTAAAATCAAAATCTAAACGTAGTTTAAAAATAAAAGAACCAATAGGATGGGCTGATGATTCATTAAGTTATACTAGAAATGAAAAGTATCATGGTATACTTACAGAATTTACAGGTTCTTTAGGCTTTGTTAAAGAAGCTAAAGATTATATAGAAACTGATTTTGCAACTTACGGCATAGGCTCAGATTTATATTTAGCTAAATACGTATTGAAAGATGTTGACGGGCAGGTAAAATGGGTTATAGATTATATAGGTTTCGCTGATTACAAAACCAGAAAAATAAAAAATAGAATATTAAGTATTAACTTTAATTCTAATCAATTAGAAAGAATAATAGAATCTTATGAAGATGATGAATTTGAACTTGATAGAACTAGTTCTGTTGGTGATATAAGTATTCAAAACCTTCAAACAAATAGCGTAGAAATAAAAGGTAGAACGTTAGTTGCTCATGGAGGCTTAAAATTAATTGAAAATGGTAGAAGCATAAATACTGTTAATTCTTACGATAATGTTTTATACACTATAGAAGGGCAGATTATACCTTTTCTAAATGTACCTGGAGTTACAAGGTATACTATGGTTACGCCTTTAACTGTAAAAGAAGGAGAGGGGCCAGCTAGAATGGCTACTGCTGATATAACTGGTATATCAATAGACCAAATTAGTGGTGAATATATAGATTTAGCATCAAAAATGTTTTATGTGGATTCAACTACTCAAGGAAATACATTTGAATCAAAAAATGTAAAAGGTAAAATAACTTTTGATATAGGGGTAAGCGGATTTCAAGGTATTACACACAGAGCTTTAATGTTAAAATACAGATGGAATTTTAATGATGCAAGATATGATTTAGTTTCAAGTCAAGTTGTTTTTCAAAGAACTCTAGATAGAGATAGAAATATAGGTGATTGGTATAACTCATCTTTTTCTTTTGATTACCAGTATAATAATTTAGCTTATAACGAAGGTTTAATATTTGCTTTCAGTCCAGGTCCAACATATCTTACAGATAATATAAGTATGAACAAACCTAATATACTAGTAAGAAGCCAAACAATAACAGTTAGTGTTGACTCTAGTTTTGAACAATCTAAAGATTTGAAGTTTGTGTTTGTGCACGATGCTTTAGAAAGATTAATTTATATAATGACCGGTGAAAAAAATAAAGTACTATCTAAGGTTTTCGGTAGAACTGAAATAAATTATCAAAATGATGGTGAATATGGTTTATTAGGTTTAATAAGCGGTTTATGGGTTAGAGATTTTTCTGAAGACAGTGAGATTTATAAGGCAATGATTTTATCTTTAAAGAAAACATTAGAGTCTTTAAATTCTACTCTTAACGTAGGTTTTGGTGTTGAAATAGTTGATGGTGTACAAAAGCTTAGAGTTGAAAATTTAGATTACTTCTATCAAAATAGAATAATAATAAAAATTGGTCAAGTAAGCAATGTTGAAAGAAAAACACTTAGTTCTGATTATTTTAGTGGAGTTACCACCGGCTTTAACAAAGGAGGTGATTACGAAAACGCTTTAGGTCTTGATGAGCCGAACACCCAAACTTCAAGAACAACGCCAATAAATAACAGCAGTAAAAAATATTTAAAAGTTTCAGATATAAGAGCTGATGATACTGGTTTAGAGTTAACAAGAAGAAAAATAGCTAGATTATATCCTAAAGAAGATACTTCACAAGATTTGCATAACTGGTATTTAGATTTAAAAAGATTAACTAGAGATAAATACACACAAAAAGATTGGTTTGATAGATTACAAGCTTTACCTGAAGGTATTGAATTTCCTGAAGATTATAGAGGGTTTTTGTTTACACCTTTAAGAAGCTTATTAAGACACGGTTGGATATTAAGGTCTGGTTTAGAACAATTTACTAATCTTAGTAAAAAAATAAAATATGCTAGTTCTAAAGCTAATTCTAATTTAAAAACTTGGTTTATTAATGAGCCAATATCTTATAAAGAAAATGACGATATAGTTGTATCTAATTTAGATAGAGCTATAGTTTTGCCTGAAGAAATAAAATTCACTTACAATATAGATGAAAAGCTATTGGATTTATTTAAAAGTAGTACGCAAGTAATGTATCAAGGTTCTTTAGAAAAAATACCTAATTACTATTTTAAAATACAATTTGTAAACGAAAATGAAGAAATAGAAACTGGTTATATTTGGGGTTTAAACGCTTCAACAAATACAGTAACTGTTTTAAAAGCTAACGATAATTTAATAAGTTAAAAAAATAATATGGCTTCAAAAATAACAATAACATTTAATCAAGAGGCTTCTGCTGGTGATGTTGTAAGTTTTAGAATGGATTCTTATTCAGGCGGTGTTCCAAATGGATTGTACAGGGATTACATTGAAACTTTCATTACGTCACCTAGAGGTACTAATGGTGTTATACAAGCACCAACAACAGTGGGTTCTCCTGCTGGTTCACTATCAGCTAGTAGCTTTAGAGCTGCTTGGAATATAGATTTTAATTCTTTAGGAACTTTTATTATTACTGTAGAATATAATGTAGTTACAATAGAGGCTATTAATGACCAAGTTGCTTTTAGTAATTTTTCAGGGACAGCAAATATAACAGCTGTTATTGATAATATAGAGTTTACTGATTTTACAATAGTAAGAGATAAGATATTGCCTTCTACTGGTTCACCAGGAATTACACTAGAAAACAGATTTATAAGAAGCGAAAGTGTAGGTGCTTATATAAATGAAAATTACAATAAAGATGTTATAATACAAGAAGATGCTATTCAATACAATAGCACATCTTACTATTCAAATAAAATAATAGCTAATAGCACTTTCACATCACATTACACTCAGCAGACTGTTATTATAGAACAAGATAATCAAACAAAAACATTCTCTGCTTATTGTAAAGAAGCTGGCTTAAGTAAAATTATATTAGGTGTAAAAGCAATTGATGGTAGTCAAGCTTACTGTGCATTTGATTTATTAACTGGTGGTGTTACTGGTAATGGAGATGCAGTAAATATATTTTTAGATAGTTTTAGCATTTCTAACGAAACTAATGGTTGGTATAGATGTAGTTTAACTTTTACTTCAAGTGAAGTTTTTGATTCTTTAGAAATATCATTAAATTTATTAAGTAATCCTGGGAATGGATCTTGGGCTGGAAACGAAATTGACGGTGTATATTTTAGAGGAGCTCAATTAAATGATGGAGGATTAATTGATTATGTAGAAACCGCAGACGAACCAGTTTTACCTACACCTAGTACAGCTGTTGATTTTTGTAATAAGTTTACATATGAAGTAGAAACATCTGAAGTAGCCGACACAATATTAATAAATGGTTTATTAATAACAGATTCTAATACTGATAATCCATATTCAATAGAATTACTTAGGGATATACAATATTCTATAGTATTAAAAAACACAAGTGGTGAATACGAAGCTATTATAGAAAGACCAACTGGTGCTTACCCTTACTTAGTTCCTAAAATAAAAAATGAAGATTTTTACGTTCAAATTGTTCAATCTATAGCAGGAGCTAGCTTACAGGTGTTTTATAACTATCTACCTGAAACAAACCCGCTATTAACTTTTGAATATTCTCTTGATGGTTTTAATTGGCAGTCAAGCCCAAGGTTTACAGGCCAAATCGAAGGTGATTACACAATATATGTTAGAGACAAAGCTGATGAATTGTTAGGATGCAGAGTTTTATTACAAGCTACTGTTAATGTGTATGGTAGTAGAAATAAAGTTATAAAAATATCTGAAGCTAATTCAATTGGTTTTATAAAGCAAGAAGATGTTGACGACTGCAGTATATATAGAAACGATGAAAATAGTTTTGACTATCAATCTTTAGCTGAGTTTAAGTATTGTCAAAATATACCATTTAATACATGCGATAAATCTACAATACAAATAAAATCTTCTTATAATGATATAAGCGTAAGATTAAGAGAAGATGGAACCAACGTTACTGAAACTCAACTTGTTTTAGCTCAAAAATCTAACAATATGGGCTTATTTAAAAGTATGGATTGTTTTATACAAAAACATAGTGATACTGAAGCTAAAATATTTTTTACTTCTGGTAATTATTATGATGAGTCAGGGTTAGATACTGGTGAAGATTATATTTTAAATGGAAATTTACCTGATTTTGCTATAGTTGGTCAAATATTAGAATTGAACATTAATGGTATAAATTTAGGTAGTTACGAAATCAAAGACGTAATATACGACAGAGAAACAAATAAAAAAGTAATAATAATAGACTATATATTTTATAATACTACAGGTCCTTATCAAGCTATAGCTAGTAGTTTATATAATGTTTTAGACTTTAATGTTTTTGAATTTACAATAGATTGGAGTTTATTTGGAATTGGTTTATATGATTTAATAATAAACTTTGAAGATTCAGTTTTTCCTCCTGTTTACTATATAAGTGAAAATATAGAAGTTAAAGTAAAGTGGGAAAATACAGTTGCTATAAGATATTATAATGATAACAACAGAGATATATTTTATAAAACTGGAATACAGAATTTTATAAGAGTTCCTTTGTTGCATGTTAAACCATACATAGTAGATGAGATAGAAAACAATATAACTGATTTAAGTGCTAACGTTATATCTTCAACTCTTAATGATGGTAATACTTATATATTTGATTTTATACCAAGAAATTTTGCTCTTAGACTAGCTATAGCTTTAAGCTGTGAAAACTTATTTATAAATGGATTAGGTTATGTTAAAGCTTCATCTTTAACTATAGATAATGAAGACAACACTAATTTAGAAGGTATAAAAGCTGATTTAATTAAAAACGGAGTAAACTATAATAATACTAATAATAATAACACAGGCTTTGATATTACTTATGGAGGTTTAGATATACCTAGCTTTATAATTGATAGCGGAAGCTTTTTAAAATCTTAAAAATGAGTTTAGAACAACAAGTACAAGAAAATGCTTTAGCTATATCTGCTATTTTAGATAATGCTAAAAGCATAAACGATTTAGATAATCCTACTAGGGTTATAAATATTAACGAAGATAAAATAGCTGTATATTTTCAAGACTTAAATAAAACATTTAAGCTTAGCGTTAATCAATTGCTTAACGGTATATTTGATGATTCAGTTCAGGAATTTTCTAGTTTCTCAGAGTTTCCAGCTATAGGTGTAAGTAATGTAATATATATAGATTCTTCATTTAACACTTTGTTTAGATGGACAGGAACTGGATATATATCAGTAGGAGCTTTACCTGTAAATAGACCTGTAGAAAATGAGTATGCTACAGTTGCTGATATGCAGGCTGACCAAGGAAATCAAAATACTGGTTATCTTCAAAAAGTTATAGATGCTAGTGGAGACCCTAGAATAGGTGAAAATGTTGTTGCTTATTATGTTTATATGGGTACTTCAACAGGAGTGATATTTACAGATTATGATTTATTAACTGAAGACCAAGTAGGAGGTATTCCTCAATACCAAGTTAATAAAACTTTTCAAGTATCAGATGTTACAAGTTCAGCTATAACTGAAGTTAATTCACCTTTTGTAAAAGTTAAATATAACGATTTAACTAATAAAATAGAGTCTATAGTATTTGACGCTAATTTTTCTCAGTACTTAATTGGAATGAAAGACTTAGATGATTCTTTAGGTGATTTTTCTATAAGCATATTTAACAAAACAAAGCAAAAATGGATTGGAGCTTTAGGCTTAAGCTTTAGTATAGTTAATACTTATTATGTTCAAGTAAGTCTTGGAGCAGCTGAATATGATGTAGATTTTGTTGATTTAGACGATTTATTAGATTTTAGCTTTTCATCATATAAATCTGTTAAAGCAGATACTGAATTAGTAACATTATATAAAAAAGGTATACCTAATTATTATGAGCCATTATCAAACACAAGTTTAGCTTATGGTGCTGCTTTAGATTTAGCTATAGATGATTTTGATGAAGGTGATTATATAAATGTTAAGAAAGGCATCTATGAAACAAGAATTAATTTAATAAAAGACTTAAATATTCATTTTGAAATAGGCTGTGTACTAAAAAGCTCTTCAGTAGGAGGTGTTATTTATAATTCAACTGATAAAGGGCAAATCGTAAACATTACAGGTTATGTAACTATTGTAAATGATGGTCTTTCAGGCGGAACACAATGTATTGATATATCTAACTCAACATATTTGAATATAGAAGGAGATGCTCTGATTTCTGATAATTCTGTATGTATTAGAACTTCTGACTCGTTATTAGGTGGTTCAATAATTAACGCTAATTTTAATGACTACAAATCTAAAGACGGTACTTTTGATAACATAGATGTAAACAGTGTAATGAACCTATATGGTAATCACGCAACAAGTTTAGGTTATGTTTTAGAGAATGACGGTGGCATAATAAACTGCTTTATAAAATTAATAGAATCAACAGGTACAAATCCTATAGAAAGAGCTTCAAGTGGTTCTATAAGAATTTACAATTCTAATATCTTTGCACCAGACAATTCGCCAATAGCTATAAATATATCTACTGATAAAGATGATTTAATTTTTTATAATTGTCACTTAAAATCAAATTTAGATACACCTATACAAGGTGTATATAAAGGTTCATTTTTACTGAACGGTAGTTTGTATGTTGATTCTAAATTGTTAATGAATAACAAACCTATTATACTTTCAGATATAGCTGGGGATATACAATATATAACAGCCGATAATGGTGATATTGAAGTTCATAGTCCAGCTTATAAATTTAAAGTTTTAACTGATTTAGGTCTTTATGTTTCTGAGGTTATTGAAGTTGGGGATGATATAATTTTAAATAAAAACGGAAACATAACAGCTTTAAGATTTTATGGTAACGGTGAAAACATTACAGACATAAATGCGGCTTTATTAGGAGGATTAGCTGCATCTAATTTTGTACGTTCCACAGGGTCTGTAAATGAAAATATAAACGGTAGGAAAGTATTTTTATCAGAATTAACTATTATTTCAAAAACTGCTACATGGGGAAGCCAAGGTGGTTTTAAATTTAAAAATACATCTGGTCAAAGTGGTTATATATGGTTAGATGATAGCAATGCACTTAATATTCAAAATAGTGGTGCTGTTGCAAGACCTATTAATTTAGGGTTTAATGAAAGTCCTGTAAATATAGATGGGCCAGCAAAAGCTAAATCATTTGAAACAAAAGATGGTGATGGCACAAACGTATTAATAGATGATGGAACTAAATTACCTATAGCTAATATAGGTAAATCTTATTCTGAATACTCGATAATATTAACCCAGTCAGGCACACAAGACCCATCTGTTATTAATGTTTTAGAAAACAGCACTGGTTTGAATTTTTCTTTAATTAGAATATCAGCTGGTTATTATGCAGTAGAGCCAGATAACACTATTGATGAAGATAAAATACAAATTTTTATTAGTCAATCAACAACAAGCGCTGATTCTGTAACTTGGGCTTATTTTCACGCTTTTTCTAATAGAATAATAATAAAATGTAGGTCATTTAATACTGGTTCTTTAATTGATGGAAAATTAGATAACACCAGTTTATCAATAAGAATATACCCATAAATATATGAAATACTCATTAACAAAAGAGGACAAAACTATTATTAAAAAAGCTAATTTAAGGAATAATTTCATTTTTGAAAACTTCACAAGCGAAATGAAACAAGCTTTAAACACAGTGTCTTTAGTTTACTTTAATAGCGGATTTTTAATTAAACCAACTTATGAAGAAGTGGTTAATTTTTGTAGATTTAATTTAGAACCTAGTTATGAACAAATAATTCGTTTTATAATGCAGGTAACTGTTAGAAGAAAATTCATAAATGACTTAAAGGAAAAAGAACATTAAGTTTATAATTATTAATAATAAAAAGCGGCTGGTAACTCAACATTAATTTAACTGTGTGGAAGCAAGCTATTAATCTACTTGTCGAAGCCGCTTTATAATAATAGGAGTGTAAATGTTAAAAATTATGAGGGTATTTTTTAATATTAAAAAACAAATAAATGAACATTGAACTATTAAACAAAGCTTTCACTGTAATAGGGTACATAACACCTATAATAATAGGTTTAGACTTATTCAAAAAAAAATATGATAAAAGAAAAGAAAAACAAGATGAAGAGCTAAGATTGCTTGAAATAGATTTACTTAAAAAAGAAATAGAATCTTTAGAAAAAAAACATAGCGAGGTTATAATAAAACTTGATTTCCTAGATAGAATATTTGACTTGCCATTTTTTAATGAATTAAGTAATTCTGTACAAAGAATATTTAATTTTACTAAAGCCGATAGATTTTTAATTTTAATAGCTAAAAATGGTAAAGATTCTTTTAACATAATAAACGTTGTATTTGAACAGCATAATAGCAATAAGTATAAAATAAATGCTATAAATAGGTACAAAAACATAGAAATAGACGAAGACTACAGAGATATTCTATATAAAGCTGAAAGAGTTGGTATAGTTAATCTTAAAACTGAAAGTATGAGTGAATCTAGTCTTTTAAAATCTTTCTATGAGATAGAAGGCGTTACTTTTAGTAGAATAAAGTTTTTAGCTAGAAAACCTATTGACGATGATAACGACTTTTTAATATACAGTAGCTTAGCAACTCATACTAGTTTTGATTTTACAAAAATAGAAGATGCTTTTATTAAAACACAATACGAAGGGACAATAAAGCCTTCTTTAGAAAAAGTATTAAATTAAAAAATAAAAATATGAAAAAAGCAAGAGGTTGGTTATTAATAATAACAGCAATATCAGGTTTAGGAATAAGTATATTTAACGGAACAGGAGAAGAAATAATTAAATCAGACGGAACAACTTTTGAATTAGAAAAAGTAGCTTTAAAAAAGAATATATCAAAAGAGTATTCGTCTAGAGAATTATTAAAAGATAGTTTATGGATAGATATTCACTGTAGTGCTACTGTTGAAGACTATAAAGTAAATAATATGGCTATATGGCATGTTGATGGTCATAATTGGCCTGGTATAGGTTATCATGCTTTAATAAGAAATAATGGTGATTTATATTTAGGTAATCATTTAGAGCAAATAACATATCATAATTCTGGGCAAAATTCAAAAAGTATAGGTATATGTTTAATAGGCGATTTTGACTATAAAGAAATAGATGATGATGCTATAAAAACATTAAAAGCTTTAACAGATGAGATGTGTTTAACATTAAAAATTAAAGGTATACGTGGTCATTGTGATAATCCAAATACAAGTAAAACATGTCCTGGAACTTTAGGTTATAAACAATTAGTTAAATTAGGTATTATAACAAACCCTAATGTTAAGAAATTCGGAAAAGATTTTTATAAAGATTAATTAGTCGGTCCAGTTAGATGTTTGTTTGTTTACTCTAGCTGGACATCGACTTAATATTTTAAACTATGAAAAATATATTAGTAATATTACTTGTTTTAATATGTAGTTGTTCTACTATGAAAAACAAAAAGAGTTCAGAATTAAATACTGAAACAAATACAAAATCTTCTGAAGTTGGGGTTGAAATAATAAAACGAGAAGGTTCTGTAATAACATATGAGGTACCTAAAATAACTTTTAAAGATACTATAATAGAGGTTAAAAATAAAAACATTTATGGGACTAATACTTTACGTGTTGTTTATGATAAAGATGGAGCTCAACGAATAGAATGTTTAGAATCTGAATTAGATATACTTAAAAAGTATTTTATAAATAAAGAAGAGAATAAAAAAGAGGAATTAATAGAAGAAGAAAAAACTAAAGATACACAGTTTAAACCAATTATAATATTGTATATATTCTTAGGGCTAGCTTTCTTAATGTTTATATTTAGATTATTAAAAAGGTTTGGCTTCTAAGTA